GCTTTTACGAGTTTGTCGATTGACGAGCCTCGTGAGCTCTTAAGGTTTGCAAATGACATTATATTTCTCCGTATTGCGTTGTATTACGACTCTAGTGTAGTCGTTTCTGTTATATTTCACCTTATTCATAATTATATGTATATTATACATCAAATAAACACATTTGTCAACAACTTCATGCATTTATCTCTGTTAAAATATACGAATGGGTTGTACTTCTCAATTAACCGTTTTATATCAGGCCACATAATGGTATCTGATATATTATCGGATTCTCGTTCAATAAACCCAAATATGGAATTCAGAATCACAACAGTCTCTAAACTAATTTCCTCTTGCATCCACAATTTAACAACCAGGGGAACTTGTCCGTTTTCGCTTTTAAATAACAAATCAAACTGTTTTTCCTGCTCGTTTAATATATTTATATCAACTGAGAACACTCGATGAATGCTTTCTTTATTTTTTTTAAATTTAGCATAGTTCTCTTCCGCATCTTTATCCATCATATCACCGATATACTTCTCAGTATTAATAAATTGCGAGATATAAAAATCTTTTAGTTCACCGTTGTACTTCTTGGCCAATTTAGCAAAGAAGTACTTATCTTTTCTCTTAAAGAAAGATTGCGGTGTTACATTTGATTTAAAATTATATTTTACAGCATCATAGTTGGTCTCAAAGTGCAACTTTAATGCATTATATAGTTTATAAGAATCAAATGGATCCATCATTAGGACATTACACTCTCATATAATGCCTCAACATCTTCAACCGCACCTACTACTTCTAGCAGATTTTGTTTATGGTAGATTTCTGCCATCTTACGCAGATGTTTCTTATCCACCTCTACATCCTCGACACAAGAATTAATCGCCTCTCTAATGAAGTCACGTTGTGCTTCCATCTGGGTTTTTGCATTACTGATTTCAATAACACAATCCTTGATTCTTTTCTTATCCTCGTCGGACGTTGGTATAATCACATTACTCATAATATTCTCCTATATTGGTAATTTATTGGTTTGTTTTGTTCTAAGTAAATTTAAATCAATGGCTTCTGCCTCGATTTTCTGTTTAAGGGAATCTGATAATAGTCTGTTTAAATTTTTAAAATCCATCCCTCGTTCTTCTATGATATAAGCAGCTGCCTCTATGTAAGTTAAACCCTTACTATCGGTTACCATACTTTCTACCGCAGTAGAAAATCTTTTTCTTGTCATAATTTTTTGTTCAATCATCTGTTCCTTATATTACCCTAAGTAGAACACAGTCTTTGTTTATACGACCGTTTGGACTACCTATCTTAGTGGTGAGTTTATCCCAAATTCTTTTATCTATTTGTTTAGGAGTGAATTTTAGCACATCAGGTAATATATCTTGTGGTTTTCTTAACCTAGATGTCTTTGACAGAGTCGGTTCAAAGTTCTTAATGGTAGTACCACTAACCTCAAAGCCTTTCGTGGCGGTTGTAACATACTGTGTCAATACTCTGTTTTTAGTATTATATACCCATAACATTTCTTTTGTTGGTATTAATACTGGATTAATAGAAGTGACCTTTGATTCAATATCTTCTGACTTATACTGTAATCTTGCGACTTGTGCATCAGATGCTTTAGGTTTCTTTGCCCTGGGCATTCTAACTGCCTTAAAACTACCTTTTAATTTATCAAGATCAGTAAAGATGACATCCATTAGATTTAACATCTTTTTTTGACGCCTTGGGGTAATATGCGAATATGCCTCTACAGCTTGATCGCACGTTTTGTTATACGCATCTGATACAAGATCATATTCAAACTGGACTTTCTGTCTAAATGCATTAATTACATTACCTTTCAGCCCGTGTTTCTTCCATAGTTCATATACATTAAACTCTGGATTAAATTTTCCATCCATCCAGCTGTCTACTACCATATCATCCCAATCTGAATGAATAGTCTCCATCATGTTAGTATATGCCCTTTGTGCAGGACTGATGACAGGTGGTGCAGATTTCTTAACTTCTACTTTTTGTTTAAGAGCTTTATTACCCGTAATTACGTGTTCTTTTAATCTACCTAGAACTCTCTGATGTTGTTCCTCGGTATGAACCCATCCACGATAGTGTAATCGCGCGATGGCTTGAGTACCTTGATTCAATCTCCAATCCTCAATAGCTTTAAGAGCGGTTAAGTCTTTCTTATTAAAACCATGAACCTCTTCTGCATATTTTAGAATAAATGGTGTATAATCTTTTGTTTTATAGAAATAATTATACCAGTGTGCAGCTTTTGTCCATTGACTTTTCCATAGTCCATCCTCTGTCGGTTGGGGATTATCTTCATCCCACCAAGGTTCTGGGCCCATATATTTGTCATCAATCGTGACTCGGTTTTTACGACCTTTGATTCTTTTCTTTTCTAATGCTTTACTTACCATACTTTACTCCTTATGTGATATGTGTATATTATACCACGCCTAAAAAAATTTGTCAACCCCCTAGCGGCATTCTGATAAGGAGTAGAAATAGCCGCTAAGAGGTGACAAAATCTAAGGGGTATAATCTTTAATACCCTGTACATAGTTTTCTGCAGCATCTTCGGCATATGATTCTGAATGGCCCTTATACCACTCAATACCTAAAGAATTATCTGCAAGATAGAATCTGCAACCCCAATAGTTGGGTGATTCTGCAGAAGTTCTTAATACATCTGCTTTTCGCTTACCTTGTGAGTAAGTTGAAATTTCCATGTATTTCATTTTTTGTCTCCGTTTAAAAGTTTATCAAATAAACCACCTTTTTCCCAAATAAGTGGAATATGCTTATTTAAATCTTTTTCAAACACCATGTGTATTCCTACATATGCTAGTGTTAAGAGACCTAAAGTAAAGATACCTCCGATAATTTGCTCCATCATATTATTTCTCCCGATAATTCATCATATGAACTACCTGATTGTAATAGTTCTATTAATTGCTGCCTTTTCCTGGCCCAAAGTTCTTTAAATTCTGGATTCTTAGCGGCCAGTTCTGCCCGTTTAAGAGATTCTAAGCGCCTTGTAGCGAGGGCAAAAGACATCATCCTAAAAACTTTCCTGTTTCGACATCGCATCCTGCATCATCAACAACACGAAAAACTTTTTGCTCGTGTCTTAATTGAGAATCATTCTTCTCTCTCCGTTGATCAGCCCAATATAGAGCTCTAACGGCCTCACCCAAACTGTAATTATTAGGGTGTTCTTTTACCAACTTTTCAATATCAATAATCATCTTGTGACCTCATTGCCTCATATGTTTCCATTATCGAAGTACCAGCAAGATAATCGCGGGTTTCTTTCTCCGTATAATACATATTTTCTTCTTTAAAAGATTCAAGGCTACTAGGAGCTTGATGTCCTGCCTTTTTCATTGATTTGGTTAATTTTTTGTGAAGTTTCATTTCTTCTTTAATTGACTTCTTCCGTGTTGCAATATTTGATATTGCCCTCTTAATTTGTGCCTTTTCTGCGGCAGCTTTGATCATTTCTAATCTATTCATAATTTATTCCTCATCAACTATAGGTACTATTATACTACTGTTAATAGCATTTGTCAACCATTTTTTTTTATTTTGTAACATCTTCTATGGTTACTTTGTACTTTCTGCCGTTTTTATCTGTCACCATTATGGTTTTAGTCGTGGATAACATATACCCAGCTTTCTTGCACAAATCCATTTTAACTTCTCCAACTTCTGATAACATACCCATATTAGAATCATAATCCGTATCAAGAGCGGGTTTTAAGATGGTATATGCTATATAATCACAGTACGATAAATTCATGCTGCCACCTTGTCTAAGTGTTTACAACTGCCTCTAAATTTAAATCCAGGGCATGAACATTTATTATCTTTTATGTAATATGTGTTACCCCTAGAGCCTTTGACTGGTATTCCTGAAGAACCATTATCTATAGTTCCAAGTTCTTTGAATTTTCTGCGTGCGGTAGAGAACCTTTTCATAGGTTTACTGAATTCTTTATACTCACCATTTACTGGTTTGTAAGCAACTAAATGACCATGTTCATTGACATAGTAGGTTCCATTAGAAACTTTCTCGTCACCCCAATCGGTTATTTCCTGTAAAATTCTAATCATTTAACCCACACATGGTTATAGCGCGACGGCAGATCATCGCAGGTGAATTTATCTGATTCGGAGAAGTTAACCACCTTCATGCATTCTCCTGTAGAGTGGCTAATTTGCACCTCAGGGATGTTAAATGCATAATTCAATGCAACACCGAATATAATTCCTAAGACTGTTCCTGCAGCCAAACCTTTTAATTTATTCATAAGATTTCATCCAATCAGCAAGAATTTCTCTCGCTTCGTATTTGTTAAGACCGAAGGTTTCCTGTAACACAGGGGCCGCTCCGAACATATTAATTTGGCCTGATTCTCTCAGGTCTTCCAAGAAGTCAAATATCTCTTTCATTATGCTGCATCCTCGGATCCAAACATTGAATTCCAACACGTTGGTGTGCAACCGGAGATCAGAAACTCCCTCTGGTCTACTGTCGCATCAGGCAGTGCGTCTTGAATAAGAGTGCCCTCGTGCCAATCAATTAATTGCTCATTAGTAGCAAATATTACCATGTGGTTTACTTTACCGGTTACTGGTGAGGTTCTTTGCGCGATGATTTTCATAATTAAAACTCCTTATCTTTCTTAATTTATAGGTATATTATACTATAGCTAAAACCATTTGTCAACCATTTTGTTGAATTATTTTGCATTAAAAGTCCAATTCATGTGGCCAACACTCGTTATATAAAGATTCTTCACGTTTAAAAGCCTCACGTTCCCAGGGTTGGTTCTCATATTGATAACCGTCTGCATTACGACCTTTCCATTTAAACTTACAGCCAGTCCCATCAAGTTCTTTTCGGAAGTACTGTTTTACGTGGACCATTTCATGAGCAAGAGTCTGCATCATTTCAGCATATTTGACTTTTTTACCTTCGAATTTTCTGGCAATATTAATCTCTGCATAACTTTCTTTACTGCAGCCCCAAGCATTACCCATCTGACCTTCCTCAAGTTCACCAGTAAAATTAATCTGAATAAGTTTTGTCCTCATTCTACCAATACCTAATGACTTGCAAAGATTGTAGACATAAACATCTATAAGTCCACTTGCTTTACCTTTAATCTGTCCGTCTATCAATACCATTGGCGGCATCTTCATTCCTTGATTAATTAATATGTGTATATTATACTACGGCTAAAACAGTTTTGTCAACCATTTCCTTAGAACATTTTGTTATAACGTTATAACTTTTGGTGAATAAATGGTAATAAGTTCATCCTTACCCTTCACTTTAATTTGACCTATCTCCGAACAGACATAGCCTGGAGGTAGTTGTTTAAATGTGTGACTTGATATAATTGTCTTATAATCTATATACTCATGTCTTGCAGCGGTAGCCTCGAGTCTAGCTGCCAAGTTGACTGCATCTCCAATAACCGAATAGTCAAATCTGGATTCACTACCCATGTTACCAACAATACAATCGCCGGTGTTAATACCAGTACCAACATTAATATCGGGAAGGCCACGTTCTTTATAGATTTCTTTAAGTTCATTTGTTTTATTCTCTATTTCAATTGCTGATTTTACCGCCATCTCCGCATGATTTTCACACGGTAGAGGCGCATTCCAAAATGCCATAATACAATCTCCCATATATTTGTCAATAGTACCACCATTGGCAAGTATAATCTTTGTCATAGCATCTAAAAATTCGTTTACTAGTTCTACTAACCCTTCAGGGTCGTCATTGTTCTTATAGTGTTCACTTATGGGAGTAAAACCGCATATATCCATGAATAAAAAGCTCATTTCTTTTCTTTCTCCGCCTAATGCTAACAGAGATGGATCCTTTTGTAACATATATACCATGTCAGGTGATAGATAAGTACCGAACTGGCCTTTAATAAGTTCTTTTAGTTTAAATGTAACATAGAACCTATTGAATGAGGCATGGGTAAATACAATAAAGGCAGCGACCACAGGATATAATACATCTAATAATAAAAGTTTGGTCATCCAGAAGTGATAACCTGCATACATTGTTCCACCCATAAGACCAAGTGCAGCAATGGCGGATACATAAGTTGGAGTTTGATATACAATAAGTAATACCAATAATGATAGACCGATTATTACTAGGAGTTCAAGTTGATCTGCATACCACGGCCTTTGAATTTGGATACCATTAACTACTGTAGATATTAAATGTGCTTGGATATCGTGTGGCAGAATTGCCCCGTTTGGTGTCGGGACAGGGTTAACCAGACCGCCCGCAGACAACCCTAACATAACTATCTTACCATCTGGTACAGGGTCTCCGAATGAAATTCTATCGTATTTGTTCCAATATGCTATCTGGACATTAGAATTTGGAGTGGTATACATCGGTGGCAGACTGCCCATTCTCACCCACTCTACTCCAGCGTCCTTAATCTTAATTGCCAGGTTAGGCTGATACTCCCATACTCGTAATATCTCCAATGCAACTGATGGAATTAGAAAGCCGTTCGCCAGTATGGCTAAAGGGGATTCTCTTACTATTCCATCGACAGATATAGCCACGCTCACGCCACCGACGCCAGCTGCATTCTCTGATACAACAGGGTTTCTAATACCGTTATATGAGTATAACCACTCTTCTGGATCGCCTTTGCCTAATTTACCAAATCCTCTAGGTGGTTTATCTCCCTGAGCCTTATTACTTACAAACGAAGACAATATAACATCTCTTTGGCCCATGGCTTGAACTAAAACATTATCTTTACCGAACCGATCTACCTCTGTGAATCCCATATTAAAAACATACGCGTTATCTTCTGGAGAGTTAAGTAACCAGTCTGCGTATATATCTCTGCTAAATGGGAATTGGCCATACTTAGCCAAAGATGATTCATCAATGTCAACTATAACTATGTTATCTGACTTAATGGGTTCTTGATATGATTGTAGGGAATCAAAATAGTTTAAACGAAACTGTTCAACTAATTTTGGATCCATTACCCTTACGGTTAGTAATAGGGCAATAGTTAATAAAACTACTTTCCAATTATACATAATTTAAAAGTTTACGCTTGCGCCACATCCACAAGACGCGACTTCCTGAGGGTTAATTATTTTTACGTTCTTGTTTATACCATCTTCTATAATATCAACTGTAGAACCTTGTATTCTAGGGTAAGATAATTCATCTATGGCTACTTTAAAATTTCCAAAATCTTCTGTATAATCACTGTCGTTAATTATCTCATCCCACTTAATTTCATATTCAAACCCCGTGCAACCAGCAGGTTTAAGACCTAGTCTAATTGTAGGAGTTGGTTTATTTAATTCTGCGATGTATTTAAAAGCAGCTTCTGTAAAGTCTATATCTGCTTTCATTTTGGCGGTTTATTATGTCCAATCATTGATTGGTCTAAAATTGGATGAGTATAATTTTCTTCTTGTTTTGTCTCATAATCTACCATAGCTTGTCTGATAGCATCTTCTGCTAAAACACTACAATGTAATTTAATTGGAGGTAAGTCTAATACCTCTGCAATGTCCTTATCTTTAATTAGCTTTGCTTCCTCAATAGTTAGACCCATCATCATATCAACAAACAATGACGAGGATGCAATAGCGGATCCGCAACCATAAGTTTTAAACTTGACATCGACAATCTTTTCATCATCGTCCAGTAATAATTGAAGTTGCATTACATCACCACATGCAGGTGCACCTGCTAGTCCTGTCGCAACCTTGGGGTCTTTCCTATCTAAACTTCCAACTGAATGTTTTTGAGGATTTGCTAATACGGCCTCGAACCGTTGTACTACTTCTTTACTATATGCCATTAT